TACCGCAAACAATGTGTAATTCAAAATCAATAGAGTTTGCTGTAAGTCTATTTGTTAAATAACAAAGACTACGAGCAAACCCTGTATGGACTTGATCACGTGCAGGAATACAAATACCAAGTTTCATATTATAGCATTGTTGATGGGATTGTTTCTTCGTTTAATTCTTTTTCTGCTGCTTGTGTAAGTGTATTCCAGTTACGTGCTGCACTAGTTGCAACTTTTACAGCTTCTTTAAAATCATCTGCAGGCAAACTTGCCATTGCAAGCATATTTTCAGGCTGTACTTTACCAATAGTCAACAAGTCAACGCCTGCTGTTCGGCCAAGTTTTTGCACCCAATGCATACGTTCGTCGTCTTCTGGAATGTCCATAGCATTGATTGCTTCAAAGACTTCGCTGTAAAGTTCTGCAGGAAGGCCACAGTCTTCAACAGCAGCTTTTTTACGGGCTTTGGTGTATTCATTTACTAAATCGACATTTAGCACTTCGTAGAGTGTTTTCATTATAAATCTCCTATATATTATATTTTAGCTGAGTTTCTGTTATTTGTCAACCGTTAATCACCAAGAGAAGCACTATCCCAGAAGTAGTATCCGCCAAACGAAGTACTCATTAAAATAGTAGTACCAGCACTAATACCAATGTATGTGCCTAGTACACTTATAGTATAGGAAGAAGCACGAGAGCCGCCTTCAGCTGACACAAAGTAGTTACGGATTACACCCATTGATATTGTTGAACCTGTTGCTGGTAATGCCATTACACTTCTTTCCTAAATCTTTCTTTATGCTAACACAGTATTTACACTATGTCAAGTACAGTAGCCGAAAGATCCGGCTACTGTGTTATTATTACTTATCTAAAAGTTTTTGTACCATTGCACGGAGTTCATCGATCTGACTTTGTTGCTCTTTGAACGCTTCGATAAACGCACCTGCCATAGCACCGTAGTTAACAGTTTTAATACCGGCACTGTCTGTTCTTACTAGCTCAGGCATTACTGTTTCAACTTCTTGAGCAATAACACCCATATGACGTCTTTCGGTATCGTCTTGGTCATTACGTGTAAATGTTACGCCACGTAATGCTGTAATTTTACCTAAAGCATCAGTTACTAATTCGATATTGTCTTTTAGTCTAGAATCAGAATATGCTGTAACTTCGCCTGCCAACGTTAAGTTACCAGTCATATCCAGTTGGAATCTATTTGCCGAAGCAGACCAGCCGCCGATACGCAGAACGTTATCACTGTCTAGACCCATATTAACCGCATAACTGCCGCCTCTATGGAAACTCATAAATGCTGAGTTAGTACTTGTCGAATATACCTGAAGAGGAGGAGAACTTAAAGTACCACTTGTAGTGCCTAGGTTACTTTGGAATTGCGATGTTCCTGTAACAGTGCCTCCGTTAGCTAGTCTCAAGAACCCAGTACTGTCAATGCCGTCTAGTGTGTTGGCATTATCAGCAGTCAATCCAGTTAATCCACTACCGTTACCAGTAAAGTTAACAGCAGTTATGTTGCCTGTGATGTTAATACTACCAGCACCACTTAGTGTTCCACTAAAGCTGTCAGCAGCATCGCTGCGTAGGAAACTACCACTGCTTAGGCTATCAAGTGTATCAGCATCTAGTCCACTACCAGCACCGTCGTTGCCACTGTGCCATACTGTGTATTCAGATCCAGACTGGAATGTTAATCCGTTTGTGCCTGTCTTAATTCTAAGTAATGCAGCACCGCCTTCGTTATTAAGTAGTAATGTATCTCCGCTGTCTACATATTGCATATAAGCACGTCTTGTAGTTGATTGATACCAACTAATATAAGGATTACCAGTAGCACTTGTATCTTGCAAACGAATCATTTCGTCACCAGCGTGTGACATTGTTAGTAAGCCAGCCATTGTATCAGCTGTATCACTGCGTAAGAAGTTTGCACTATCAATGCCATCTAGTGTTGCAGCATCTACATCAGTAAGGCCACTACCGTTACCAGTAAATGTACTTGTTCCAATATTAATGTTGCCAAATCCACTGCTGATCTCACCAGCATCAAGCGCACCAGTACCAGTTAAGTTACTGTATGTTCCTGTAATACGTGCATTTGGAACTGTACCACTTCCAATGTTGCCAGCGTTAATAGCCGATATGTTTGCGCCATTGCCGTAGAAGTTACCAGCATACAAGTTACCAGCAACACCCATACCGCCTGAAACTTTAACTGCACCAGTTGTAACTGATGTTGCAGCAGTTGTGTTAGTAAAGGTTTTAATACCTCCCATACTTTGGTTCCCACCAAGTCTGCCGCCATCAACAGTACCGCTACTCAAGTTACTTGCATTAAGTGTTGTTAATCCACTACCATTAGCAGTGATTATATCAGTACCAATGTTGATGCTTCCAAACCCACTAGTAATACTACCACTGTTTAGAATACCTGTTCCTGTAATATCAGCTTGGTGCTGTGTAATACTGCTGGACGATATTCTAGCATCTGCTACAGTGCCGCTGCTCAAGGCAGTTGCACTAAGTGTTGTTAGTCCACTACCGTCACCTGAGAAAATACTTGTACCAATATTAATATTGCCAAACCCACTAGTAATACTACCTGCATTTAGAGCACCGGTTCCTGTAATACTTAACTGGTGTTGTGTTACGCCAGTTGCTTGTATACGTGCATTTGGAATAGTTCCACTTGTTAAGAATGCAGCACTCATATCGCCGATAAAGTTATCTGCACGTATGTCTTGCTGGACCCATAAGCCGCCTGTTATTTTAACTGCTGCTATTGCTTGTGCCCAAGCTGCGCCTGTTGCATTTGTACCGTCTGTGAATGTTACAAAGTTGTTTGCAGCAAGTGTTGTAAATGCGCCAGTACTTGGTGTTATATTGCCGATTGGTGTATTGTTGATTCGGCTAACAAATAAGTCACCATCAACATACATATCAGTGTTTGTACGTAAATCCATACGTACAATCATTTCACCTAGGTCGCCTGCAAGAGTCGCTGCTGCTTTGGTTTCACCAACTACAATCTCAGTAGCAGCTTGTGCCATTGCTAGTGTTGTAACATTGTCTTTTAACAAGTTAAACACACCGGTTTCATCTGTGTCAAGTGTATTACCATTTACAAACAAATTGCCTGCTAAGTTAACATTTGTATTTCTAATGTTAAAGTTACCTGTTGTAGCACCTGCGGTAACTGTTGTTGCTGCACCACCTATATTAAGTGTCGTTGCAGTTGTATTAACAAGATTAAATGTTCCGGCGCCTGTAGTAATATCGCCGCCATCTACATTCAAATCTAAATCAATGTCAACATTGTTGTGTACAGTTGTTGTACCAGTTGCAGCACCAATCTCAACAGTAGTAGCAGCGCCACCCATGTTAATAGTTGTAGCAGTTGAATCTAGCAGTCCCATTGTTGCACTAGCAGCATCAATACTAGTAGTAAAACTTGGACTTGTTGCAAATACTAATGCTCCTGATCCTGTTTCGTCACTTATTACACCACGTAGTTGCGCACTTGTAGTTGCAGCAAACTGACTTAATGGGTTGCCTGTAATAGCAAGTGTTCCTGATACTGGAAGTATTATACTTGTTGCACCTGTAGTTGTTACTCCAAGTGTATGAGCACCAGTGTGCGTAAAGTTGCCACCAAGTGTAATAGTTTTACTACCATTGTTTATACCAGTGCCACCGTATGTTGGATCAACGATTGTACCTTGCCAAACACCAGTTCCGATAGTTCCAACCTGTTGTAGACTACTGTTAACAACTGCGCCGCCAAGTGTTGTACTATTAAGTACATCTGCATCATTAATAAAATATGCTTTTCCACTTTCTAAGTTAAAGTCTTCTGATGAATCCCAACTAGTATTTGCATTGTCCCAAGTAAGTGTAGCATTTGCGCCATCAACTGTAATACCTGCGCCGTTTGCTGCTGCACCGTTGGCTGCGCCACTTGCTACAACAATGTTAAGATCGTCAACTGTGAGTGTTGTACTATTAATAGTTGTAGTATCACCATTAACTGTTAGGTCTCCGGTAACAATCAAGTCGTGTCCGATAGTAGTTGTGCCGCCGCCATCGCCGCCAGTACCAATATTAATTGTTGTTCCTGCTGCTGCAATGTTAACAGTTGTTGGAGTTGCCAACAAGTTAAATGTACTTTGATCAGTGTCTAAGTCGCCGCCGTTAACATCAACATCGTGTGCAAAAGTAGTTTTGCCTGTTGCTGCACCAACGTTTATAGCAGTAGCAGCGCCGCCCATATTGATAGTTGTTGCTGTATCATTTAGTAACGCAACGGTTGTTTCGCTTGTACTTAATATTGCATCAACATTGACTTCGCCTGTAAATATTGCTTTACCACTTGTATCAATAGTTAAGCGTGTTGCAACAGTGTGTTCAATATCGCTCGAAGTTGACACTTCGCCGGTTCTAATAACAACATTCCCACCAGTTGCATTACCTGTACCTGCGCCGCCTTCGATAGTAACACTACCACCTGCAACGTTTGTACCGATGCCACTTGTACCTTTAAGTGTTGCACTAGTAGGTGTAGTACTTGCTTCTGCATTACCAAATACAACAGTACTATTTCTAATAATCATATTGTTGCCAATATTAATAGTACCTTGAACAACATCTAACGGATCTGCCGTAACATTTGCATCGGTTTGAATAGTAAATGATGTTGCGTTAAATGTAGCACCTGTTACTGGCCAAGTACCATCTAAGTTTGTTACTGCACTACTTGCAATAGTAATGGTATCACCAGCAGTTACACCAAGTGTTTTTGGTGTGTATGTAAATGACAATGTAGTACCGGATGTAATAGTACCAGTTGTTGCAACACTAATATAAATATATTCAGCTGTAACGCCACTTACTGTTGTGTTTGATGGAATACTTCCACTACCAGTAACAAGCATACCAGCTTGGATATTAGAAGTATCTGCTATTGGAACTTCTTTATCACCATTTGCAGTTACACCATTTGTATTTTCTGTAATACTAGTTAACTCAACTACAACAGCTTGCGAACTAGTTGCATCATACCCATCGACAAACGATAGTAAGTTGCGTGTTGTAGTTGCATTACCTATTCTAATATTAGTTGCGTCACCACCAATATCAATACTAGTAACATTTGCATTATAAATACTACCGCTACCTGTACTCGATGAGTTAAGTGAAGCGTTACCAACATCGAGACCTTCTGATAGATCTAGTGCAGTTCCCCATTCTGGTGTAACACCGTTTGATTTTAAGAAACTGTTGTTTCTACCAATGTTGAGAGTGTTTAAACTACCTGTGGTTTGTGCATATATCATGTCGCCGATTGCGTATGTACTAATGTTTGTACCACCTCTTGAAACTGGAACAAGACTTGTTAAGTTGGCTGGGTTTAAGAAGTAAGCACTGTCTAGTCCATCTACTGTACCTGCATCTACAACACCATCTTTGATAAACACTTCGCCACTGCCGTTATTGTTAACATCAAACTGCGTTTGTAAGTATCTACTAACACCTAATGTTGAGAATGTTGATATTGCTGCAAAGTCTACGTTAGCAATACCAATGTTTACAGGATCACCGTAGAACTCGCCGCCGATGCTACTACCTGTTAGTGTAATAGGGTTATCAGTTGTATTTTGCTTTTTAAGAGTTTGTACAACATTTTTATAAGAACTATCACCAAATAAGGCTGTTTCACTGTTTGGTACACCGCTGGCACCCAAGCGTGAAGGAGAAATTGTACCGGAAATAATATTTTCAGCATCGATGTTTGTTGCAGCCAAACTATTCCAGTTTTGGATTAATCTACTCGAAGTGTTAATAACACCATTAACTTGAACATTGTTTTGAATAATGCTTGCACTACCTACACCAATACCGTCGATGTCTTTAGAATTAGTTACTAGATCGTTAGCACTACTCAATGCATCACTGCGTAGCTCGTGTAATGTAAAACTGTTGGTTGTTACTGATCCTACAAAGAATCTTGAACCAGATGCAACAGCTTCTGCATTTATACTAAACAATACATTTGATGAACTACCGTCTGACAGAGATTCTATTCTAATAGCATCGCCAGTTGTTAAACCGTGTCCTAAAACTACAATACTATTATCAACTATGTTAACTGTATTTCTTGTAAGTGTGTGACCGTTGTTAGCCGGAGTACTTAGGAAATCAATTTGATTTAATCTTGCAAATCCTGAATATAGTTCAATGATATTGTCGTCTATCTTCTTAGTATAGTATACTAATCCGTTTGTCATGCCGCCGATAGCAACGTTACCGTTTGTATTATATGTAAGGGGATCGCCAGTTGTTAAACCGTGATTTGGAATAGTAATACGAGAATCGGTATAGTTAACTGCGCCGCCAGAACCAAGAACACCAGCTAAGAAGTTATTTTGAATAATATCATCTAAGTTAATAGTTTTTGCATTTTGTACAGATGTGTTGTCTTCAACAAAGTCAATACTTGATGTACTAGCAACATATAGTTCGCCGCCTAGGATATTAACGTATGCACGTTTTTCAAATGCAGTTACTTCAATTTCAAATCCACTACCAGTGCCGCCAACACTTGATGCTGCAACACTTAGTAGGTCAGCAGTATCATAACCGGTTCCACCACGCTTAACATCAACGTCGGTAATCTGCCCGGCTGTAACAGTAATATCTGCTAGTGCGCCTGTGCCTGAGCCTGAGTTGTTTGTAAATGGAACATTTATATAAGTTTTTGTTGCATCAGTTGGCGTATACAAACTACCGCCTGTGATGTTAGCATTATCAACACCAGTTAAGATACCATACCGTGTTTCTGTAACAGCACCTTGTGCATTACCATCTGCCGAAGTGACAATAGTTCTTGCAGTACCTGGAACAGTTTTTTCACTTTCGTTATCGCCTGTGTTAGCAATAGTAAATGTTGTTGCTGTAGGAATAGTTAGTACTAGTGTATTTTCACTGTATGATGTATCATCCGGAACCAAAATTTGTACATTAACATCTGGTTGTAAGTTGTGGGCGCCGTCAGTTGTGATAGTAGAAATGTTACTACTACGTGAAACCTTTGTAATAACTGCACTAGTAAAGGTGTAAGTATCATCAGGGTCTAGTATCAAGTACTGACTGGTGTTTGAACTACGTAGGAAGAAGTTATCAATAATCTCTGATACTGTACCTTTAACAGTAGGCTTAACACCCGAATCAACTCCGTTAACAAACAAGTTAGGAGCACTACCGCTGGCGTCCCATGGGTCGCCAGTACTGTCATCTTGGTCGTTCCATGCCGCAGTTGAAGTTGCAACAAGGATGTTTCCACTTGTTGCATATGTACCCTTTGCATAACCAGTAGCACCTGCAATACCAGGTTGTGTAATAACTGCGCCGTCGGCAGCAGTAATATTTCCACTAAGTGTAAGTTCTACTTGTTCGTAGTTCTCTGTAGCAATGTCACCAGCTTTAAGATCAATAGCTGGAATATCGTCAACTTGTTGTAGTTTTGACAAATAACCTGCTGTGTTTGTGTTTGTAAACTGACGTGTGGCAGGAATCAAATCGCCGTTCAACTGACCGTTGGTGTTAAGTTGAACAATAGCACCTGGCACTGCCGCTGTACTAACTGATTTGTCAACAAAGCCGCCAAGTCTATTGTTAATAAACGAACGTACTGCCAACTGTGTAACCATTCTTGAATTACTTGAGCCGCCAATTTCGTCATCACCTAAGTTAACACTTGTTGAGATTTCTTCAATAGCAACATCACTAAGGCTTAGACGGAGCGCATCGAGTTCGTCCACTTGCACTTTGTTTCTAAATGTAATGTTACCTGTTCTGTTGAACGCTGTAATGAAGTCACCAACTTTAAAGTCACCAAGTTCGTTTGTACCCGAAGAGTAAACACGACCTGGAAGTTCTTCATACTGTTCAAACTCAGTTCTTGTATTACCACCGTTTTGTGGCAACGCATTATAGTCAACACCAGAACCTGCATATTCCCAAGTGTGTGATGACGAGTTAACAATACTAGGTCTGTGGAACCAAACTTGCTTCTCTAGCAACGCAGCTAAGTTAGTTAAACTTGCACTACCGTCTGTAGCTGTAATAGAGAATGTTGCTGTACCAAGTCCGGTTTTTGCAGCAGCTTCATTAACTCCAATAGTTTCATTTGGTGAGCTTGCATGGTCTGCACTAATAATACTTGTTTCATCAAACTGTACACGTAATGTACTTGACCCAACAGCAACTTCTTCAATACTAACAACAAGTCTACGGTCTCTTGGTTCCCATTTTGCTACAAATGCACTGTTGTTGTTTGTGCCAGTTGTACCTGCAATTATTTTACCAGGAATAAATTCGTAACTTTCAGCTCCAGACTCTAATATTAATGTTTGGTATGTTTGGTGAGAACTAGTAATTTCTTCAACAAAGAACTCAATAACATTTGAGAAGAACTTGTGATTATTAACACCAACACCTTTGATATCAACACCAAAGTCTCCTGATTCATCAAATGTTAAACTAAACTCGTCATCGTTGATAATTTTAATATAATATGTTTGTTCTGCATCAAGACCTTTGATAGCAGGATTTCCGTCTGGATCGTAAATAACCTTCTGGCCATTTGAGAAGCCGTGATCTACAATAGTAATAACATTAACAGCAGGTGTAACATCTGTCCCTGCATTAAATACAGTTTCAGTTGGCGTAGTTTTGTAGTCGTTTGTAATGTCGCCTTCGCTTGACACTTCTGTTGGATCTGGAAGATCGCTTGGATCGTTGATGATTGTTTTTACAATATCAAAATGGGCGGCAGCAAAGTTTTGAACTGCTGCACTTTCACCTGTAATGTAAGTTAGTGCTTCAATTTTTGCTCTTTCAATTGCTGCAATAGTTTGCATTTCTTGGCCACTAATACTGATACGAGAACTATCTTGTAAGTTTTGACTATAATATGCAAGACCTGCACTACGTGAATATCTGTTGCCAGTATCATAAAGGTCTTGTGCAACTGCGTCAACAATCAGCTGAGTATCTCTATTACACTTTACTTGATTATAGACAAACCCATACCACATATTAGCTTGTATTTGTTCATTAATCCATTGTGTAACATTTTGTGCAATATTAATTCTGCCAGTAAAGTCTAGTATATTGTAGTCATCTTGTAGTGTCTGTGCAGTCCAAGTAATGTCTGGATTAACAACAGTAGGAGGTGTAGCACCTAAACTATTTAAGTATCCAGTAATATCATCAAGTCTAGCAGTAGCCCAATTAGCAGCAGTTTCGCTACCTGCTGTTCCGCTAGTGTCTTGTGTTTGTGCGTTACCAGCACTAACGGTAACAGTTTCTTCTTGAATAACTTGACCAATAATAACTTTTAATCGTTCGTATGCTGCAACAGTTTCTTCTAACTGTCCTGTTCCGTATTGTGCAACTCCGTTAACAAAGTAAGCAAGTGCTGCATTGTATGTTTCGAGGTTACCGCCGTATGTTAAGTCATAAACAAGTGCATTAACAATTAATCCTGTATCTCTTTCGCACTTGGCCACATTGTAAGCAAAGCCACTAACAAACGGCGAGTTTTCTGCTGCAATCTGTACATTAAGCCATGCTGTAAGTTCTTTTTGTAAGAATAGTTTGTTAGCAAGTAACTGTGCTACTGCATTTGCAAATCCTGCATCGCTTGCGTTATTGCTACCGCTAGATGGAGTTGGATACGAGTATGCTGCTGCAACACTATCACCAGGAACAGTATTTACATCACCGTTAGTGATAATATCAATAATCTCGTCCCAAAGTGCATTAGCTCTACTTGTTGCTGTAGCATCAGTAAGTGCATTTGCAGTATATGCTTTTGCTTGTGCAAACGATGCAATATGTTGAGCTTTTTGTGCAGCAAATGTTGCGTCAGCAAATGACCCACTAAAGTATCTTAGTGCAGCACTTACACTTCTGTAGTTACTATTAAACAAAAAGTCATATCTAATTGCATCTAGTAAAAGTTGTACATCTCTGCGACACTTATCTTCGTTGTATGTAAACCCTGCCCAGATACTTGCAGATGCTCCAGATACTTGTGTATTAATCCAACTAACAACATCGTTAGCAATAATATCTTTGTTAAGTTTAAGTTGATCTGATGCTGTCTTATAACCTGGTGAACGGAAGCGAATAACAAATTCTTCAACTGGTGCATCACGTTTAATACCAACAGCAGTTATTGTTTGCTTGCCTTCAAACTGTCCTGTGCCTGTTACAAATGCTCTGTCAAACTGGAACGCTTTAGGTGAATACCCACTACTTCTCAACGCATACAACCCAAAGTTTGTAGCAGAGTTGGTAATAGAACAGTAACCACCACTTTGTGTGTAAACACCGTTTAGTAGGAAGATTTCAAAACAAGACACAATCTGTGCATAAGCATCGTTAGTTAAACGCCAAGCAGTACCGCCAAAACTTAGAATAGTAAAAGCGTTAGCAACCATTGATTTACCTTGCTCAGGTACTGCGCCAACTACTGGATTTTCTGCTTCAATCTGGTTGAACGGAACGTTTGGAGATTCAACTTTTGAACCGTCAATCTTTGCTCCGTTCATACCTAAGAACGAAATAATACTTGCGTTTTGGATATATGGCGATGTTGTAATAGTTGGTTTTGTATTTGGTAAGTTTGGATATGTTGCGCGGTCTGTTACGTCAGTAGCAGTTGGATCGTCAAATGCAACAGCGTAGTCAGCTGTAATAAGCGGAACAAAGTTATCATCAACACCGTCGCGGAATGTAAATTCACCAAAGTAACAAGCGTTACGAACACGTAGCATGTCCAAGTTAGCATTAGCAGGACGAATAATACAACCACGCAAACCGTCACCTTTGATAACTGTGTTATCCGGAACAATAATTGGATTGTCTTCTGTATAGTCACCAACAGCAACTTTAATGTTAATACGTTTAAATGTAATAGTACCGTCTGCATTGTATACTTGTGCGGAAGCTAACTGACAAGCACGTTTAACTGTTTTAACTGGAGCACTTTGTCCGTCGTTTGCATCATCGCCTTGTTCGGCAGATACGTAAATAACGTTGCCGCCAAAAATATCAGCATCATTAAAGAATAGTTCGCCAACGCCGTTAATTGATAGGATTTGACCGATTGTACCTTGACTGGAGGGCAATGTTAAGGTATAGCCAGCATCTAATGTATTTGGTGCTTTAAGCGTGACACCGTCTGCACCTGAAGCAGAAAGTTCTTTAAAAGTAAGTGTTTCAGCATTTTCAATATTAACTGCATCTTTGAAGTTAATATCTGTATCTGTAATAGTAAATCTATCAGTGTTATTGATTGTAGCAGTAATCTGTGCTTGATCGGCTGCACCTAAGTCATCAACTTTTAACTGACTGTCACCTTCAAAGATTCGTTTTGTAATATCTTGAATAGTGTTATCATCACGTAGTAAATATACTTTACCATCCGCTGTGTTGATTGCTAGTTCGCCGCTTTGAAGTTGTCCTACGCTAGGTACGTTACCCGCTACTGCACTTCTTTTATGTCTAATCCTTGTTGCCATCTTGCAACTGCCTCCTATTTAGGTACGGGTCAGGTCCGAAGACGCCCAATATAAAACGATAAAAATCGCTACTAAGTTATTTATCAAGTTTAAAAAATGGTTACTGTATTCGTAAAAAAAGGGCCCGTAGAGCCCTTTTTATTATTGTTTTACTTTATTCAGTAAGTTTAGAAAGTACCGCCATCTATGGTATCTGTCCATACTGGTGTTGCATCAACTGCACTTGTTACTGTTAGTATTTGGAAACTGTCACTTGCATCACTAGTTCCAGCTGCATCAGTAACTTGAACATCAGTGGCTGCGTTACCATAAAGTATACCGTCTGTTGTAAATGTGCTTACGCCAGTACCGCCGTGTGCAACTGCTAAGTCGTTGTCTAGACTTACTGTCCCAGTTACGTGGAAGTTATGGTTTACAGTTAATGTACCTGTTGCAGCACCTATACTTATTGTTGTAGCTTCGCCTGCAAAGTTTACAGTTGTAGCTGTTGTATTCAACAAGTTAAATGTTGTTTGATTAGTACTTAGTGTATCGTTGTTGATTGCAAGATCAGTTGTTAGTGTTGATACATCTTCACTTAATCTAAGTTTTTCAATACCAGCTGTACCACTGATCATAGTTCTAAACACCATATCAAAGTCTTCTTGTAGACCTGTTATATCTGTTGCTACTAATGCAATGTCGCCTGCAATTTCAAAGTTATTGTTTGCAGTTTCCATTTCAAAACGTACACCAGTACCACTACCAGCAACTGGAGTGCCTGCTGAACTATGGTGCGCAAATGTCATTGGATATACAATATCGTCTGCACTACTATCAGGTGCATTCATTATAAGTTTCAAGCCATCTTGTGCAAGAATTGTATTTGCTCTGATATCAATAGTGTCAGTTGCTAGTTTAGTAAGTTGTAATACACCACTGTTGTTGCCGCCAATAGCACCTTGTACATTTATGTCTTTAGCAACGCCAAGTCCGCCTGCTATTACAACTGCACCAGTTTGATAGTTGCTGCTTACTGTTATATTAGCAAATGTTGTTATAACACTAGCATCAATGTTAAAGAATGTATTACCAATAATAGCACGTTGAGATCCGTTTGTAAAGAACTCTAGTTCATCATTGTTAGCACCTGGGTTAGTCTCTGGACGGATAAATGTATTTTGATCTACATCTTTAACTCCGCCTAGCGATCCCCATGCATTGCCATCGTATCCTTCAAACACTGTTGTATCAGTGTTGAAACGTACTTGACCTGTTGCTTCTGTTGGACGTTCTGCTGTATCACCAACTGGAATCTGCAAACTTGTAACACTGTCAATAATAACTATTTCGTTATTAATAGTTAATATACCCGATGCTGCACCTATGTTAATAGTTGTAGCATCACCAAACGCATCTATACGAGTAGCGTTAGTATTGAATACATTAAATGTTCCTGTTTCGTCTGTAGTAATGTTAGTACCGTTAACTTGTATGTCTCTATCAGCAACAATATCTCTATCAGCAGTAATATCAACACCTGCGTGTATGTTACGCTGTGTACTTAAACCACCTGTGATTTGAACAGCACCAGTAGTATCGTCTGTTGCATCATCGTTGTTTAGTACAATAATGTTTGGAACACTTCCAAACTCTACAACTTCTGCTGTATTGGTTGTATTAATAGTAATATAGTCTGTGACGTTTTCATGTATTCTAAATACGTCAACACTATTATCTGGAACATCGATATCTGTTGTACCATTAATATCAACAGTATCAATTGCTCTATCATCGCCTAATATAACACTGCCGTCTACTGTTAAATCAATACCTATGTTAACACTTTTAGCAATACCAACACCACCGTCAATAACAAGCGAACCTGATGTAACACTTGTTGATTCAGTAGTATTTTCAACCAGTAGACTTGGACGGATGCCAAATGTAACTAGTTCTTCGTCTGTACGTGTGTTAATACTAATAAAGTCTAACGATCCTTCAGTACTAATACTGTATGCTTGCTGACTTTCATCAGGAATGTTTAAACTAACATCGCCTGTAAACACAATGTCGCCATTAACTGTTAAGCTACCTTGGACTAACATGTCTGGATTAATAGTAACTGTACCTGTAGCTGCACCTATATTAATATCTGTAGCTTCGCCAAATGCATTAATAGTTGTAGCACTTGTGTTTAATAAGTTAAATGATCCTGTAACATCTGTACTAATAACATCGCCGTTTACATCAAAGTCGCCGTCGAGTACTAAGTTACCTGTAACTGTGCCGCCTGTTAGTTTGTTTAAGTATCTGTTTTCAACATATGTTGATACAGCTTTTTGTGTAGGTGCAGTGTTAAAGTCTTGTGTACCAATAGTCGAAATCAAGTTAGCATTGTCACTAACTTCTTTTAGTTCTACACCAACCGGAATACCGTCTCTAATAAACGGTCCAACACTTGTTAGACCTTGGAGGTTGATTTCGTTAGCGTTAAGTGTAATACTACCTGTAAGTGCGTTAACACCAAAGAAGTTACCAACTCTAAAGTTACCGATTTGGTCAACTGTACCACCAGCAAAAACTTTACCATTGTTAAGTTCTTGTATTTCGTTAGCAGCAACCGGTGTGCCTCCAAAGAATGGAAGTGCATTATATGTAATACCAGCACCAACATATTCAAACGCATGTCCTGAAGTACTAATAGTTGAAACATTATACAATGAAATATCTTGTGTAGTTAATGCACTAGTAATACCTGGGAATACTGTTATGATTGCACTACCACCATACTGCTCATTTAAGTCTGCAATAGCATTAGTTACGATTGTTTCAGTAGCACCAATCATAACATTACGCTCAGTATTATATACTCCGCTTCCTAACTCGTAGTTATGATTAACTTCGTGCCATCCTGTTGTATACCCTTGAAGTACTGAAAGTGCAATACGATCAACTAGTAGTTTAAGTAAGTCGCCAACTGCTGTACTAGCATCTGGTGTTGTAATAACTTGTGGTTCTGTGTTGTTATAACTTTTAGTTACTGGTGTATTTTCAGCAATCTCTTTTAACAAACTACCTAGTTTATAATAACTATAAGCAGTAATCAATACTTGATCTGCATTGCCAACTTTTGCTGCACCCAATATTGCACCGCTGTAGTATGCTTCGGCTGCTCTACGTGATTGCTTGTTACCACCGTACATTGCATCGTAAATAACAGCATCGACAACATATCCAGTATCTCTTGCGCATTTGCCAGTATCATATTCAAATCCTAAAATAGTATCTTGAATAAACTTTATAACACCAGTTTGGATATTTGTTTTTTGTGCAAGTAATGCATTTGCTGCCGAACGTGTTGTAGCAGGTAGCCAACTAAAGTCTGGATTAACTTCTCCAGGAACTCCGATCAACGATCCTGTGTTGATTGCACCTTTAATAGTACCAATAAGTCCAACTGCTGTAGAACTTTCAACACTTGTACCGTAAGATCCGGAAAGTACTTGTGTTTCAGTGTTTCCGGTAGTCGGAGTAACTGTAACACCTTCAATACATTTTAAAGTAATATCTTGCAAGTGTGTATATGCTGCAACTGTGTTAGCAACTTGTGATGCTGGAATATATTGTGCAGCACCTAAGAAGTATGCATTAGTAGCAATGGTAGTTTGAATATTACCTGTGTATAATAAGTCGTATGCAACTGCATCAATGATCAATCCGGTGTCAGTTGTACATTTTGCAATATTATAAGAAAATGCATTGTAGTTGTTTTCTAACTCAGTTATTGTATCAGCAACAATGGTTGCCTTTGCTGCTTCTAAACTTTCAATAGCAGTTTGTGCGCCAGCTGTTGCCCAAGTTGTAGTTGGGTAAGAAACTGTTGGAAGATTGTCTACACCGTCAGTGATAACATCTTGGAATGTTTGTAGTAATGTTTGTGCTTTAGTAACGTCTGTTGCAGTTGCAGCAGCACTACTTGTGTCTTGTGTTTCTACTGTTTGCTCTGGATCGCCATAAACATTATCAAGTAATATACTACCTAGTAGAGTGTTGACCCATCCTAGTGCAGCAGCCGTTTCAGGCTGTTGTCCTACTACCTGACTTACGTAGCCAACATAGTATGCTTGTGCTGCTTGATAAGTTGCACTGTTACCGCCATACAAAATATCGTATGTAAGTGCATCAACAATGTAACCAGTGTCTCTACTGCACTTAGCACTATTAAATGTGAAACTTCTTGTAAATGTTCTGTTAATAAAGTCAATTACATCTGCTTTGTAAAATGCTACTTTTGTAGTACTATTTAAATCAGCAAAGTCAAGTTGTAGTGTTGCTGCTGTCCAAGTGATGTCTGTGTTGTTGTCTGCAGGAATACCATTAATGTCTCCTGCTGTAACAACATCTTCAACGATTTGTAACAAGTCTTCAGCTTCACCGGCTGTACCTGCATCGGCACCCGGATTGGCAGTATTCTGACTAACAACTGCTTGCTCTGTACTTGCATGTGAAATACCTTGTATAACATCTGAAATAACAGTTGCAAGATCTGCAAATGCAGCAGCAGTTGCAGCTTGTTGTCCTGCGCCTAGCTGCGATGCTGCGCCTACAAAGTATGCTTCGGCTGCATTTTTAGAAGCTAAGTTTCCGCGATACATAATATCATAACATAGTGCATCAACAATGTATTTTACATCTCTTTGACACTTTGCAGCATTAAATACTACTGCTGGGAAGTTGTTAACAACATATGCACTTGTTTCAGCAGCTAGGAAGTCTCGGTTAGCTTGTAGTTGTGTAACTGCTAACGGATAGTTTGCATTTAGTCCACTACTTGGGAATGTAATAACATCTGCTGCAACATCTGTACTAACAGATCCGTTATTAATAATATCTAGTATTTCGTTGAAACCTGCTAACACTCTAGTTCTAAACACACTCGACAACTGAACTTCATCAGTGTTTATTGTGTTTCTTAGGTATTCAATAGCTTTGATTGTTTGCAAGTTCTGCGCACCTATTGCAACTGCTGCATTTGCTCTTTGATATGCAAGTCCAGCTGTTACCTGATTATAGTTTGTACCAATGGTAGCATCGTAACAAACTGCTTCAATCATAATGCCAACGTCTCTTGCACACTTGGCTTCATCGTATGTAAAGCTCTGATAGTTGTTAGCAATAAAGATAATAACTGCTTCTTGAACGCTTGCTTTGTTACCTTTAAGAGTACTATATGCTTGTTGCAGCTCTGCTGTTGACCAAATAACACTTGGTAATACAACTGATGGAATGCCACTTACGTTGCCAGCAATAATAACATCTTCGATGATTTGAACTAGTCCGCCTAGATCGTCAGCTTCTGTAGAACTTGCAGGAGTTCCGCTAGTATCTTGTGATAATACGCCTCCGCCACTTTGTACTACAGTTGCTTCTATAACAACATCGCTTACAACTTGTCCTAGTCTGTTGTATGCTGCTGCTGTAGCTACCGATTCGCCTGCGCCTAGTTGTCCTACTGCACCTACAAAGTACGACTGTGCAGCTACCTGTGTTGCGCTGTTGCCGCCATACATAATATCGTGGCATAGTGCATCAACAATGTAACCTACATCTCTACTGCATTTTGTACTGTCATATGACAGAGCTGGATAGTTTACAGCAATCCATCTAATGATTTCTTCTTGTATAAATGCTTTGTTAGCAATAAGTTGATCTTTTGCTTCAACACAGTTTACACTTGGCAATGTGCCTGGTGTAGGAAATACTAATGCATCTGCTGCGTCATCTGTACTTAATGCACCGTTTTCTAAGATATCGATAATCTCGTCCATTGCTGCTTCAGCAAGTGGTTCGGCTGTATCGCTTAACCCTAGTTTAACTATTTGCTTTTTAAGTTCTCTTAATGCGCCAGCTGTTTGTATTAGCTGATTATCTTGTAGTTCTGCACTACTTGCTCTTTGATATGCAAGTCCAGCTGTTACACTATTATAGTTGGTTCCTAGTGCAACGTCAAGTGCTACTGCATCTAATATTAACCCAATGTCTCTTTCGCATTTAGCTTGATCGTATGTGAAGTCTTTGTAGTTATTTGTAATAAATGCAACTGCTTCTGCTTGCAAGAACGCTCTGTTAGCTTGCATTTGATTTTTAGCAGCAATACGTCCTGCTGTTGCGTCACTTGGATCTGTCCAAACTAGTGCATCAGCATTACCTATGCCGTTTGTAACAATATCTATTACTTCATCAAATGCTGCGGCAACATCGGTTTGTGCAGTTGCATCACTTGCTGTTGCAGTATTAGCTTGTCCTTTTGCAAAAGTGATTGCAGCAAGCGTTTCGGTTAACTGATCGGCTAGTACTGCTCCTGCATTTACTCTTAGGTATGACAGCCCGTTAGTTACACTATTATAGTTTGTTCCTAATAATGCATCACGGCCTGCGCCTGATATGATTATTCCAGTGTCTCTTTCGCATTTGGCTTGATCATAAACAAAGTTGTTATCAGCAATATATGCAATAACTTCGCCTATTAAAAAGTCCTTGTTAGCAACAAACTGTGCGTGTGCATCAATAAGTGCTTCTGCTGCCGGACCTGGCTCAGGATATTCAATACCTTCACTTGGTAGTTGATCAAACTCGATGATATCAAAAATGTTATCAAATAAGTCGTCTACTTTAGCTTGGAATGCTGCTTCGCCATTTGCTGCTGCAACTGTTAATCTTTTAGCTTCGCGCAATGCAATGATAGTAGCAGGTTTTTGTTGTACGTTTAAGTATGCAGTGTTAGCACGTTTGTATGCTACTGCTGCTGTAATACTGTTTTGATTAGTTCCTAGTTGTGCATCTCGGTATACTGCATCAACCAAATAGCCAACATCTCGTTGACATTTTTCTTCGTTGTATGTTAAATCAGCATTGTTTGTTAAGTTATATGCTAATACAGAAGTAATAATAGCAATAGTATTTGCTTTTAAAATAGCAGATGCATTAACTTGTCCTGCAGGTTCGTCTTCAATGTTTGGATATGCTACTGTGATTATGTTTGCAATACTTTGTGCATCAATAACACTTTCAACAATCTGTACCAGCCCATCAAGCAGTGTTGCTTCAACTTGTGTAGCATTTCCGCTTGTAAAGTCTTGTGTTTCGGTATTTCCAGAAGTAACAACAACGCTCAATCCTCTAATAACACGCTGCGCAGCAAATCGTAATCTAGCAAACGAATCTTCAAATGCTTGCTGGTTAGTTGTTGTAAAGGCTGTCCAAGTTACACTGCGCCATATAAATAATGTTTCTTGTCTTGTTGCACTATTGCCGCCGTACAATATATCATATGTAATAGCATCAATGACGTTTTGAACATATACTTCCCATTCGTCGGCATCATAAGTTAGTGTTCCGTCAGCTTGAGCAAGGAACGCATTAAATTCTGCAACAAGGAAATCTTTGTTTAATACTAAGTGATCCTTTGCATCAATAGCGTTCTGACTAGGCGCAACACTTTCTACAAAGGTTGGTACAATAGCAGAACTATCGCCATCGTCAACAACATTAATAAGCATGTTAAATGCTTCATTAACTCTAGTTACTGATGTTCCGTCTGAACTGATTTCTGAATATCCTAATACAAGTTGTCTTGCATACTCAAAACTAGAAACATAAAGAGATTTAAATCTTGGTCTAAATCTAAATTCTTTTGCTTGTCTTATAATAGTTTCGTCACCACCGTTACCGATGTAATATGCAAGTCCAGTCAAGAACACAGTCATATCTTCGGTGTATTCAGCAGTGTTATAGCTCATTTCTGTAAACTGATCGTTGATATAAGCATTTAGTTCTTCAACAATAAAGTCTCTGTTGGCCAATACGTTATCTTTGGCTTGAATAAGTTCGCTGTCAATGCTACTTAGATCGTTAAATGAACTTAAAACATTTTCACCAATAAACGGAATGCCACTACTGTCACCTGCATTAAGAGTATTTGTAATAATATTAAAACGTTGATCTATTTCTTCTTTCATTGCAAGATTAGTAGTCAATGCTTTCATTTCGTCTCTAGTTGATTCTAAAGCATAGATAGTCGGAGCAAGTTGATCAAGTATAACTTTAGTCGAGGTACTTCTTAAATAACTTGTTGCGGCTGTTGTTGTTTGGTAATATGTTCCCATAACAATATCGCCTGTAACTGCATCAACAATACGTCTTACATCTCTTGAGCATGTTTCTTGATTGTAAACGAAAGGTTGATCAACAATAGTGTTTGACGTAATATAATAGAATGTATCATCGCCACTTAGTTTAATAACAGAACCAGTTTGTGGCTTGTCTCTTAAACTTGCAAGTGTAAGTGAAGCATTTGTTCTTAGATTAACAGTGGCAGTAGCTTGAATAGTGCCGCCTCCGCCAGTAAATGTAACTGTTGGTAGACTAGTATAACCTTCGCCTGAGTTACCGATAGATACAGCAGCAACTTCACCAGTTGTAGCATCAATAGCCGCTGTTGCAGTTGCAGTTACGCCGCCTATCTTCTCGGGTGGGCTAAACGTAACAGTAGGAGCACTTGTGTATCCTTGTCCTGAATAGCTAAGTGTAACACTAGCAACTGTGGAATAATAGTTTTCTTCGACTTTTGCACTTGTATATGCAATAGGATAATATCCATCAGCTACACAGCCATTTGTACCAAAGTCACTAACACTGTTTGAAATACTTAGGTAGCCACCTTTTGTAGTTAAAAATCCTGTTGAACAGAAAACTGTAAAGCAACTAACAATCTGTGTATAACCAAAGTTAGTAATGTGGAAGCCTATGCCACCTTGGGCAATCTGTGTAAATGCATCTGCAACAAAACTGAATACCAACGAAGCCGGATCATAATCGTCTCCGTCAACAAGTATGCCGCCGCCGCCACCGGTATGATTAATTTGCTTGCCTTCTGGAATAGAAGGATTATCAGCAAGTAATAAAGGCTTTGCACCTGGAGTAATGCCAGCAATTTGTACTGTTTCAAAAGGAATAAACTCTGTGCCATCGTTTAACCAAGGACCGTTCATGTTTGTACAGTTTTGTACATACGGAGATGTAGTAACTAATGCACCTGGACGTATTCTTGCACACCAACCTGGCGCACGTAATCCTCTAAATGTTAACTGCCACAAGTAACAAGCGTTACCCATAAGGAATATATCAGAGGTTGCATTTTTTGGAAATATTCTTGTATTTCTAAGTTTGCCTTGGCCTGTTACTGTAACAAAATCTCTTAGTGTAATAGGGTTATTTTCGTAGTAATCACCCGGCGCAACAATAATAGTTGACCCTATTGGTGCTATTTCCGAAGCTTTCTTAATACTAGCAAACGCTCCATTTTTGTCAGCACTACGTCCGTCGTTGGCATCGCTGCCGTCTTCTGTAACGTAGTAAACATTAGTAACCTTTGGGCCTGTAGTATCCCCAGTTGTTATCATATTTGCGTTTACTTTAAACTCTTTGCCTTCAGCAAGGTTCATTTCCATATTACCGTCGGCAGTAAGGATAAAGGTTTTATCGCCTATTTTTCTCTGGTGTATCGATTGTCTTTTGATAAAACTCATTTATTAAACTTCCAAATAACTCAATGTTGCTGTTAGGTTAGTCGGCGCTGCTCCTACTAGCATAACTCTGTCGCCTGCTTCTAAGATTAGTCGTTCCGCTGAAAATGTAAACGTATCAGCAGCGGCAATATCTAAATCATTTAATATCAGATTAGTTGTACTTTTTGTTGATCCATTAGGTATTACATGTACATCAACTTTAGTATCGTTGCTTCCTGTTCCGTCATCCTGGCCGGTATTACATACAAGAAGTGTAGTCAATGCATACTTCTTTCCAGCTGGAACAGTTAACAGCGTTGTGTCTGTTGTTAATACTGCTGCGTTTACTATTGCCATGTTGTCGTTCCTTAAAAAATAATACTGTAAAGCAATGCTTTATTTCTGCTTACCAGTTCGTCTGTTGTGCCGTCGGAGTTTATAAAGAATAACCCCGTGCCGCCGTCGCCTAGTGTTTTACTATATAGTGTTGTACCTTCTGAAGGTGTAGTTGCTGGATCAGCTTGTACTGTAAAGTTCTGCCAACCATCTAGTGATACTACACCTGTACCTGAGCCTTTTAAAACAATGTCACTGTTAATACCGTTGCTGGTAATAATGTTATCGTCAAATCGTAAGTCTTCAAACTCAACTCTAGTTTCAAAGAAAGTAGCAATAATTGAGTTGTCAGATTTAATCTCAACTCTACTTGTGCCGCCGCCTGTTTCACTGTCGTACACTTGTACGCTAGTTGGTGTTATTGAGCCAGTTGTGATTTTATCTTGGAAGTTATATGTAAAATAACCTTTTACATAATCAAGCAAGCCTCTTGCGTTAACAAGAGCATCATCGTCATCTGGCTGATCCAATTTATCTGCTGTTGCAGGGTTAGCTGTAATATTGCTACCTGTGTAGTCCCATATTTGTTTTTCGTAGTCGGTTGTACCAACAACACTAACAACACCAGTACCGCCACCTATTAAATACAAGTTTTGATTTGTATCTGTAACAATACTACTAGTATGGATACCTGCATAATCACCAGTGGATAGTTTAAAAATAAACGCACCTTCATTAACAGGCTCTGCACCATTGCGTATGGTCTTTATATCTTCATCATAGAAGATTCTCGCATTATTCGCATCAGGACCGCGATCAATTATAATACCAGCAGCTTTACCGTAGCCATCACTTAAATCAGTAATACCTGCATCGCCGCCTGCATCGCCGCTGTTGATTGTAATAGTTTTATCACGTACAACAACTTCGTTGACCTCTGTTTGTGTAATATCCCCTACTACATCCAAGCTACCAGTAATAGTAACTTTACCGGTTGCCCCAGTGTCAAGAACAATCTCTCCACTAGGGTTAACAGTAATTGTGTACTTGTCAGTACCTATGCGATTAATGCGTTCAGCCATTTAAGTCTCCTTAATCGGCTTCGAACACGTCTGCGTCTGCTTCTACTTGTGTTACTGTACCGCCACTTACGTAAGTAGTGTATCCAGTTGTATTAACACCAATTGTAAAGTGTGTAGTATCTATAACTGTGGCTGCATATACTACGTTAGCATTAAGCTCAACCATACCAACTACGCCAGCAAATCTTACTCTGTCGCCGGTTACTAAGCCATGTGCTACGCCTGTTGTAACATTGCCTGGATTTGCTGCTGTTACTGCTGTTACTGCAACTGCTGCAACTCCTGCATTACCAGCTTCTTCCATCTCAACTGCTGCATCATCGGCTGCATCTGAGAAGTTCCAAGCAATACTTGCACCTGAATCTAGTGTTACTTTGTGTCCTGAGATTTTAGTAACTTGCTTTACGGCGCCTGCATCGTCTTTAACTACAATACTCATTTCGCCTGCTGCAATAGTACCCGCTGCTTTGTCTACTAAGAAACAATCTTTTTCAATTATACCATCTGTGCAACGGAATTTCTTACTTCCAAGTTGCTTAACAATATAACCGTTTACTGATGAAGTTCCGTTGTGGAACTGTATTTTGATTTCGTCGCCAGCCGTTGTTGGTGCTCCGAAATATCTTTTATTTAATGGTCTTCCCATTGTCTTCTCCTTTGACGTTCTAGGTCTACGCAGATGGTATTCTGCATAAGTCCTCATTATTGAGGCCCGTTTATACCTACAATAGTATTTATCCTTTTTCTAATATTGGGTTATTATCAGGATATCTTTCTTAAGTTTTCGGCATAACGTTTGCCGTTGCGTAATACGTGATCGTATTGTACATGATCTCCTAGTTTGCAATCAAAACTTACTGTACTAAAAAGTACATCTTGGAGATTTGTTTTCCAGTCTTTAGGTCTAATGACGCTAAACTTTCTAACTTTATTGTATTTGTATATAGTTCCTGTTGGCATAGTTATGTTACTCCTATAAGTACTTATCATAAAAATAGGCCCCGTAGGGCCTATTTTAAAAGTATGTAAGTTTAAACTTAACTGAAGCTTAGGTTGCCTGCATTTACTTCTACTTTTTCCAAGTAGTCAGCTGCATTACCTAGAGACGAAGCAGTGTTCGATAGCTCAACATATCCATAACGTGTCATGAACGAAACTGTTGGTTCGAATGTACTTGGATCTAGGACAACACCTGAAGACATAAGTGGGATGTATGGGCAATAGAATGCTGCTGCATCTGATTCACTTGAACCTTTGTATCCAACTAGTACATCATCATCTGATGCATATGTGTTTACGTAGATCTTCATTGCGTTGTTCAATGTACCAACCATTTTAGTGTTAGTTGGTGCTTCAAAAGTACCTTCAGTTGTACGTGCAAATGCTGAAGTTGTAGCACTTTGTAGAACTGTTAGGATTGCTGGTGATACAACTGCCCAGTTACCTGCGCCACGGCGTGTACGCTGTGCGATGCGGTTAGCTGCACGGTTAACTAGTACTGCAAGTGCAGCATGTTCGTCACCAACAAAAGTTGCTGTACCACTAACTGCTGCTTGGTTATAAGTATCTGTACCTGTACCAGCTAGTGTGTTAAGAGATGCTAGGACCTCTTGGTCAATCTCAGCAGTAATCTCTTGAGCAAGTGCTGCCATGATTTCTGCTTCAACGTCGATGCCGTGCTGTGACTGTGCGTCTTGTGCGGCTTCGAATGTCCAACGTGCTGATAGCTTACGTGTTTTAGCTTCAACAGTTTGCTTCATGATCTGGATACTTAGTCTGTTTCCAGCTGCGCCTTCAAGTGCCGCTGTTGCATCTGCTTTTGCAGTTGTAGCGTTACCTGAATATGCTTCAGCAATTTTGAACGGTGATAGTGCTTCTTCACCAGCAACTGCGCCTGATGCGCCTGTGCCTGCTGTGTCGCTGTAGCGAACACGTAGCGTGTGAATTTGACCAACTGGGCCAGTCATTGGCTGAACACCAACAATTTCGTTAGCGATAACAGTTGGCATAACACGTCTGATCACTGGGAGGATCACACGGTTAAGTGTTGCGATGTTACCGGCAGATGTAGCACCAGCAGTAGCGGTTTCAGATAGATAACGACGAGTGTTTTCTAGTGCTGTTGCCATTACAGCTTTCTTGTTGCCTTGTAGGCCTTCAAGTAGTGCGTTTTTCGTATCCTGCCAGCGGGATTCTAGTAGTTCTGACATTGGTTTCTCCTTTTATAATCCAGCTAGACGTTTTAGATCGACTACATTGTTTGAGTCTACGTCTGCTTGTATGTCATTGATTTGTGTTCTGTTGCCTGTTATTTCTCTGCCTTCTGCTAGTACTGCCTTCTTCTTCGCTGGACTATTATCGTTGATAACCGATGGTAGGTATTTGTCAAACTGTGAGCGTAGCTTTGTAGTTTGTACCGATTCCAGTAAGTCTGTCATAATATCACGTTGATCTTTACTCAATGGTGAGATCAAACTACTGATAATATCTTTGCGTGAGTTTGACTCAGTGATCATTTTGACCTCATTTGTCTTACTTTCTGCAATCTTAATTGCTTTGGCTGCTGCTGTACGTGCTTCTACAATCTGTTTATTTTTTGTATCTACAACTTTAAGCAGTTTTGAGGTTTCTGAATTCTCATTCAAATAACTCATTTGATATTCGTTAGCAAATGCTTCGAATAGCTTGCGGCCAAAATCGTTTTCACGTGCTTGATCAATATCTTCTTTAAGTGCTGAAATTTCTTTCTTAAGTCCTTTTGACACTGCTTCTGATACTAATGCTGCACTTTTCTTAATAAAGTCTGATTTGACTTTGTTAACGTGAGCTTTGCCTTCACGTACTAAACGTACTTTTGTTTCGGCAAGGTCTTTCTTATCTTCGTAAAACTCTGCAAGTTCTTTTGCAAGTGATTCTACTACAAACTCTTCTAGAGCAACAAACTTGTCAGCTGTTACTTTTTGATCTGAATGTAGTTCTTTGATTTCTTTTGCGAGTTGCTCTGAAACAAAGTTTTTCATTAGATTGGCATTTTTACGCTGTGCAACTGCATACTTGGCTTTCGCTTCTGCTAGTTGCTTACGGTCATCGTGGAACTCTGCAATTTCTTCTGCTAGTTTTTCACTTAACATTGCATCAATGGCTTCCACCATTGTTGTTTTGTCATGTGCATACTTTTTAGCAAATTCTTCACGTAGTTCTGCGGTGGCCTGTAAACGATTTTCGTTTACTTTTGCATTCCATGCTTCTTCTAATTCTGAACGCACCTCTTCCGATAGTGCTGAGTTTTCGAAGAGTGATTTTAGTTGGTCTAACATTTCTTTATATCCTCTCCTAGTTAGCGGAGTTTGCTTATTACATCTAATAAGCTCTCTTTTAAATATTTCTGTGCCTTTTTGTCGCCTTGTAATTCCCTAGATGCTTGGAACGCCTTATAACCTCCGCGGGTATTCATAAGGTGTTCGTAAATTGGTGTTGGGTAGGCGCCCGGAGCACTAGGCTGGGCAACTACATCTACAGTAATGATTTCAAAGTCAGTAACGTTGCCGCTACCATCTTCGCTTACATTACCGCTACCACGCGATGAGACGCCTAGTTTAACTCCGCTTTCCAGCATTGTTTTAACTAGTTGTCCCATCGGTGTCGGTAGTATTTTTAGTTTACCATAACCGTTTGGGCCATCCATCCACATATCTGTAATCATATGGCTTACGCGGTCTATGTTAATATTAAGTCCTTCTGGATGATCTACTTCGCCTAAGACCGAGAAACCATTTCCAATTTGCTCGCTGAGCGTGGTGACAGCCCTGCTAATCTCATTTACGGGATAAACACGCTGGTTAGCGTTGCGTACTCCTCCTTGAATGCAAATACCTTTCATATAAAGATCTTTGCCGTCATTAGCAGACTCAACAATCACTCTGGCTTGGTCAAAACTCAAACTCTCACTTAGTAAATTCATCATCAGTCCTTACTTTGCTCTTTTTGGAGCACCGTTTAGAGGTGAACTTGCACCCTTATCGGCTGTCTCTGGCTTTGACTTCTTTTCAGCGCCGTGACCAGGTTGTGCAGACATTTTTGTCGCACCCTTTGCACCAACAACGTTTACGTTCTTGGTATTCATTGGCTTTGCTGTTGGAGCAGATAGTCCACCTTGTGTTCCGCCTGTTCCGCCGTCGCCGCCTTTAACTATGTTAGCACTTGTGCCGCCCATATTGTTTGGCTTTGCAATTGTAGATTTTGTGTTTGCGCCGTTGTCACCCATTTTTGGTGATACTTTGTCTGCATATTCACGCATTACTTCACTTGCTGATTTTGCTGTTTGTGGCTTACGTGATTCTTCAACTTCTTCGTCTGCTGTTTCAAATGCATATGCTTCTTCTTCAGCTTCGTCGTCGCCTTCTTCTGAATCCATGTCCATTGGCATTTCGCCGTCCATGTCCATTTCGTCTTCGTCGCCTTCTTCACCAGCTTCGTCGCCCATCATGGCTTCAAATTCTGCTTTTAATGCTTCTAGCTCGTCTTCTAAGTCAGCAACACGATCTTCTACGTCACCTTCTTCGTCGCCCATGCCCATGTCATCGTCGCCCATTTCTGGGTCCATGTCCATGTCCATTCCGCCTTCGTCATCATCAGATGGCATTTCAATGTCCATCGTCATGTCGTCAACTGGATCACCTTCACCAAAGAAGCCTTCTTCTACTTCTTCGTCTGTGGTTTCATCTAGGTCTGCATCTTCGTCTAGTTCTTCATCTTCTTCTACTTCTTCGTCAGATGCTTCATCAACTTCTTCATCAGTTGTTTCTTCTACTTCATCTTCGTCTTCTAGTAGTGATTCATATATATCTCTTGATTTCTCAACTACGATTTCATGGAAAAGTGCTTCTGCACCTTCTTTGTCTTCGTTTACGAGACGCTCAAGCATTTCTTCAAACTTATTGCGATCAGTCATGTTATTCTCCTTTATTAGCAAGGCTGTCTATTATATTTACACTTAATTGAAAATATAGGTGTTAAACGGGCTCAAAACAGCTCGTTTTATAGTTATCTTATTGAAAATTCTTATTAAAATCTTCAAATGTTATATGTGTTAGGTTAGATAACTCCCTTAAATGATCTGGTATATAGTCTTCTAGGGAAGTTAACACTCTATAGTATTTAGTTTTTGGATGCTGATTTATACACATCATTGTTTGTCTTTGCCAGTTTCCATAATAAGTTGCTCTATCATTAGCTTTTTTATAGTTTTTACTACCTGCATATATATTGTTAACTAGATGATTGTTGTCACCACTACCAACATAGTCAAATCCTAATACATATATTTCGTTATGTTCTTTTTGAGATGCAAGTAGCAATGCAGTTGGACCACTACTCCACCCTTTGTTTGGATTCATAATATTTATATTAGGAGTTCGCTCTGTTAGTTTATTCCGGTTGGACCAAACACTGTGTTTTGTTTGAAATAACTTTTCACTAAGTTCAATTATCATTTTAGTGTCAACGCATACTAAATGATCAGGTACAAATTCTCTATATAACGCATTGCATCCATACGTTATACCTTTTGTTTTTAATGTTTGTAGATTAAGAGACTTCCTACTAGTGCCATTACCTAGTACAAACGCAATTTTATCAGACATTAGACCCCGCCGGCGGCTGCTTGTGCTGCTAGACCGTACATTTGTCTAACATAGTTAAGATCCTTGGCTTTTTGTTTAGTATGAGAATCAGCTGCGCTGCGAGCACGATTGATATCTTTTAGAGTCAGTCTGCTTTTACGACTGTCATCAACTTTAACAACACTAGTGTCGTCTTCAGCATTATAGGTATCGTCCTCTACCGGTTCCATTGTGTCTTTATCAAAATAATATAGTTCTCTAAGTATCATAATGTATTTATATCGTTTGGGCCGGATTTTGTGCCGGGTTTGCGCCACCAAGTTCATCTTCGGTGTTGGTTAATGGAGGCTCACCAGTGCCACCATCGATAGCATCTTCGTCTCCGCTAAGTTCGTCTTCAAGTCCGCCAAAGTCGCCTGCTAAGTCAGCACCGCTCATTCCGGCACCTCTCATTTCGCCTGCCATATCGTCTGTATCTAGATCAGTTAAGTTTTCATCATTTTCTTCACGCCATAGACGTTCGTTTTCTGCAACTTCTTCTTTGCTCAATCCTAGGAAACGCTCCATAGCAAATCTATTTGAGATATAAGGTACGCCGGCCATTGAAGTAAATGTACTGATTCTGTTATTATCAAGTTCTGCTTGTCTGTATGCTGCAAAGTTTTGCGGTGGTGTTAGTCTTAAGTCAAACATTGCATAATCAATATTTGCACCTTTGCTTTGTAAGAACAGTTTAAACTCTTTGTTAAAGTCTTCAGCAACCATATCTTGCAAACGTTCGCAATATTTGTTAAATCTTAACTCTTGAATGTATGCTGTGCCCACACGTCCATCATTGTATTGTGAAGCGCCGTCATCTGCTCCAGTTGGTAAGTACGAACTTGGGATACGCAATCCGCGTACCAGCTTATTAGTAAAGTATCTAAGGTCATCAATCTCGCCTAAGTTAGTTCCGCCTGGCAGTGTTTCAACTTTTGAACCACGTCCTTCAGCAGTTTGTGGGAAGAAGTAGTCTTCGTTAATCGACAATGGATTATAACTACTGTCGATGACATTTGTACCTCCACCTGTCTTACTTGGGATACGTCTTTGATGTATTTCAGTTTTAACACGTTCAACAAATTGCATTGCAAGGTGCGAAGGCATGTTGCCCACATCAACGTAGAATACTCTGCGCTCTGGCGCACGTTGTACACGATAGATAATAATAGCATCTTCGAGTAATTCTTTTTGTTTGTAAACTTTAAAGATTGATTCTAATAAACTGTTACCAAACGGATAGTTCTGATCAAGACCTTCACTCAAACTTAAATGTAATACGTGTTGTGCATCTACATATGTTTCATTAATGTCTGATCCGCTGAAACGACTAGTGTTTCCACTAGGAGTATGATTGTTTCCTACACCAGTTCCTCTTTGAACTTGCTGGTAACCATTAGTGCCTCCTGGGCCATAACTGTTAGTAGTATTTAAAGGAGTAGCACTTAATGTATCAAACGCAAAGTTTAAATTTTTAACAACATACTGCTCTGGCTTTTTGCCATCACTTTCGTTAACAATAATTTTTGTAACTTGACTAGGATCAACATGAAATAACTTTTGTGTTTCAGGATCTCTAATAAAAAACTGGTCGCCATATTTAAATACGTTACGGATAGTTCTAAACATTCTTGTTTCAAACTTGTTTAGTTTACACCACTGCTGCAAATACTGTCCAATAACCTGTACTTCGCTATTTGTAGGCTGGCCTTTGAAGTCAAGTTGGAAGTGTGTTTTGTTGTCGCTGTTCTTTTGTGTGCAAAATTCAGCAAGAATATCAAGTGCAGCATTAACTTCACTATCGCTGTCCATAGTATTATATTGATTGTAACGTTCAATACGATTTGGCGACCCAACATAAACATCAGGTAAGTGAGATGAATAGTTTGCTGCCGCAGGACCTACGCCGTTTGATCCTTTTAGACTAAACGGACTATAACTTCCGCTTGCATTATCACCTGTAGGAACTGGAGTAAAATGTTTTTTCCAACTCATCCTATTATATACCTTTCAACATATTGCCCTGTAGACTTTTTGTAGCTCTTAACGATTTTGTTTGTGTATTAACTGAATTAGATTCAATAGCTACAAGCATTTGTAGCTGTTGTATCATAGTATCAAACTTACTTGTCATTAACTTATCTAGCTTATCACCAACGTTACTATTACTTATCGTATTTTGACTATTTGTCTTCGTTTCTTGAACATTAGAATCAAGGGTTTTAATACTCTTCATAAGATTTTGCATAACACCCATACTAGTGTTTGCACTCATAATATTAGCAGGGCCACTAATAAACTCAGCGCCTGCTTCGCCTACCATACCAAACTCGCCTGCACCGATACTTCCGCCTTTTGCAAAGCCTCCTGAAAATGCAGGGCCGCCAGCTTTTGATGCTTCAAACCTAGCTAGTTGACTTTCTGTAAACTCTTGTGCTTTTCTTATAGTTTCAGATAATGTATTTTCTGTATTTTCTACTGCTTCAATTATCGCAGCCTCTGCATTGTCAACATTACTGTTAATAGCTTCTGCTTCGGCAGCTCTATTGGCGCCATGATGCTCTGCATCTGCTGTTGCTGCGGTTGTTTGAATACCCAATCCTTCTAATAGTCGTCGAATGTGATCCTCTAATGGACCGCTAAAGACAGCACCGCTATCAAACGCTTCGGCAACATTAAACAAACTATTGATACCACTGCTTAATCCGTCTGCTAGTTGCTGCGAGGATGGCATAACTTCTTGTATTTTATTTAATGCTGTTATTGCTGCATCTTCAATTTGCGGAATAGTTGTTTGCATGACAGTTGTTGTTATGTCACGTAAGTTTTCTTGTATATCTATTGTTGCATCTAAAATACCAGTAGTTGTTTTCATTTGCACACGTTGTTCTTCAGCAATCTGTGTTCTGATTTGCTGTTCTGCTGCGGCTCCTGTTAATGTACCGTCACCGGTACTATCTAATGAATTAATATAATCGTACCCAGCTGCACTTGCATCAGAATAGGCCGCGCTTACACTGTTAATTCCACCAAGCATAGCAGTTTGTCTAAACTCTTCTGTCTTTTGATAATCTGCTGCTGCACCTGTGGCTGAATCTAACGATGCTGAAAAGGCGTTCAGGTCTCCGCTGTTAAACTGTGACGCAGCAGTGTAGAAATCGTTTGCGCCGTCGCCCATTGCTAGTATTGCGTTACGTGTTGCTTCGGTTGTAGGTGCTCCACGTAATGCAATGTCAGTGAATGCTGCTGCTGCATTGTCACCAAGTTTTGCTTGTATTACAGCTAGTTCTTTTGTAAATGCAGCTTGTTCTTCGGCAGTCTTGCCTGACAAGAATGCATTAATATCACCTTGGCGTCTTTTTTCTTTCATCTCATCAGCTAGAGCATCTCTGCTTTTGCCTGTGAGTTTGGCCAGGCCATCTAATTCAACCATTAGATTTTTAGCTGCAATTGCTTGTTCTTGAACAGACAATCTATCTTTGCGTGAGTTTGCGTCACTTATCTCGCCGTATAACGCAAGACCTTCATTGATGTCAGCTGTAGTATATCCTAACTTACGAAGTTCAGTTCCAAGCTCTGCACTATCTAATACAGTAGTTGACAATGCTTTAAATCTAGCAATAGCTACATCGGTTGTCCCGCCAAATGCTCTTAAACTTTTATTATTTGATTTTAAGAAGGCTGTCATTTCTTCAACAGTTAACCCCATTTGTACTGCTGAAACTTTTATATCTGTTATTTCTTTACCAAACGTTGCACCAATATTAGTAAGTGCTTGATATTCTGAAAGAGCACCTTCGGCATATGTAGCAAGGCCGTCAACTAGTGCGCCTACACTTTTGCCAAACAATCCTGTGTTTGCAGCAATAGCACCTGAGTATGCACTTAACTGTGTTTGTCCGTCAAGTAATGCTCCGCCTAAACCAACAGCGGCTTTAGTGACACCTGTAAGGCCGCCGACGGTGCCCTTTAGTCCACCGGAAAATGCCGAGAACATACTGGATAAACCGCCGGCGCCTGTTGCTTCTTCTGCCAAATCGTAAAACTCCTACATAACTATGGAATAAATATAGTTACTAGTATTTACCTAATAGGAACCCCCATGGAAAAAACAGACAGTCCACTAAAAAAATATCGTCGCCAGCCAAAGTTGTACGTGAGTATTCCAAGCAACGGAAAATGGTATGACGAAACTATTGTAGCTGAAAATACATATACCAACTTAGCTGTGTTTAGTATGACAGCAAGCGATGAGATTCTTTTTAAAACACCAGATGCATTGATCAATGGTATAGCAACTGCAAATAACATCAGTAGTTGTATTCCTGCTATTCTTGATCCGTGGAAAATTAAAACATTAGACCTTGATGCAATACTTATTGCAATACGTATGGCATCGTACGGTGAAACTATGAATATTAATACAGTTTGTAATAAATGCAGTGCTGAAAACACATACGAAGTTAACTTACAAAGTTATTTAGATTATTTTGCATCTAAAACATATGTTGACAAACTTAGTTATAACAACTTTGTTTTAAATTTTGCACCACTAAACTATAAACAATGGTCGGAAATACAAAAACAACAAACATCTTATTCTCGGGCATTAAACTTGCAGGTTTCAAAAATAAAAGATGATGACGAAAAAGAAAAGTTTATTCAAACTCTTATTGATAAGATCAACTATCTAGTTGCAAAATCAGTTTTAGATCAAGTTGTTAGCATTGAAGTAGATGGCGAAGTTGAAACTAACCCAGCTGAAATACAAGAGTTTCTAGAAAATCAAGATGTGGATTTATACCATAAAATTAAAAAATTAATAGAAACCAATACCAAAGAATGGAGTCTGCCTTCTGAAAATGTTGAGTGTACTTCGTGTAACAACAAATCAACTATCAAAGTATCATTGGACACATCGGATTTTTTCGTGCAAGGCTAACGAGACTTGATGATTCTGAAATACTTTCGTTAGCCAAGGATTTTGAAAATAATATTAAATCACTAAAAGATAATGCATATCGATTGAGTTGGTATATGCGTGGTGGTGTTTCTGTTGAACAAATATTATATGACACTGACCTTGAAGATCACGAAATAATGTCCAACGTTGTCAAAGACAATATTGAAAATACTAAAAACTCTAAAATGCCGTTGCTTTAATTATTGAGGTCCCGGAACAGCATCAGGGTTGGTTGGTAATCCAGGTTCTGATGACGTGCTAGGATCTGCTCCTGGAGAAGGCGCAGTGTTATTAGCATCCATAGGATTAAGATTTAGTATACCGGCAATAAGATCTTCCCTACGTTGTTCAGGAATGTACGGAACTAGTATACTTGCTTGACTAGGAGGAAATAATAATCCGCTGAAAACATTTTTAGCCCACTCACTGTCACCGTAGTATTCACCTGTTGGTCCTTCTGTAGCTTCTTTAGGATCAAAGCCTGTCATTGCTTTTACCATTGCAGCAGTTCCGTATTTGCCATCTAATAGTCGAGATGCAGTTTCAATTGCAGCAGTACCTCTAGCTCCTACCCATGCTATGTAATCGCCTAGTACTGAACCGGCTATAAATTCTGCAAGTGCTCGTTGCACTGCCGGCATACTAGCAATCATTGGTATCACTAGCCAAGCTGCTTCAGATATTATCAGAGTAATCAAACTTGGTGCTGCACCTGCTACTGTTAAGGCAGCAGCGCCTTGTGCTGTTCTAACTACAGCTTTAATAGGTAATAGCACAAGTCTAATAAGTTTTGCACTCGAAAGCATCATTTTTAAACCAGCAAGAAAGTAAGTATATACTTGTGCTTGTAAGATGTTCTGAACTTTACGTAACTCATCTACATTTCCTGTGCCGCTTTGTATTTCAAGTTCGATGTTGTCTATTTCAATACTGCAACCTATCATCATACCAATTGCAGCACCTGCTGGACCTAATCTGGGTCCAATTGTAGATAGTGCTTTCATGAACGTTGAGCTAAAAACCTTGCCTAGTTTTTCAACTGCCCAAGTTCTATTTCGTATTGATGAAAAACTAGCAGCTTGTACAGCACGACCTGCCGCACCAGTAAAGGCCCTATTAAAAGTACCTTTGAGACTTCCTAGACGTACTTGTTTTTGTATCTCAGCAGAAATCATTGCAGGAGATTTTCCATCACGAGTTAACTGCCTAACCTGACGTTGTATAGTATTTGCTGCACGTTCGTTGGCTGCTTCTACATACGCCTTTTCGTCAGGCAAAAACACATGCCATACATTACCAACTTGAGCAACTCCAGGAGAGAACTTCATCATTCCAGTACCTGCTTCTTCAAACATCAGATGTGTGTCTTTAAGTGTGATTTCATTTAACTTCATAGAGATATTCCAAACATTATAATGTATTTATAACTTATTAGTTGAACTCTGTTCAACTGTGTTATCGCTGTCGCTCAACACGTACTAAAGTCTTTAGATGAACTAAGATTACTTAATATGATACTAACAAGGCATATGCT